TCTGACTAACTGCTCTAGCGTGACGGTGTTTCTCTCGTAGGGGTTATCATGGCAGAGCGTAAGGCCAAGATGCCCCCTAGAAACAAGAAGAACTTCCGTCCCACAAAGTCAGGCGCTGGCATGACAAAGGCTGGCGTTGCGGCTTACAGGCGCAAGAACCCCGGTAGCAAGCTGAAAACAGCGGTTACAGGCAAGGTAAAACCCGGAAGTGCAGCAGCGAAGCGCAGGAAGTCTTTCTGCGCCCGTTCTGCTGGGCAAATGAAAAAGTTCCCGAAGGCTGCAAAGAATCCAAACAGCAGGCTTCGTCAGGCTAGAAAGAGATGGAAATGCTGAATACTAACTTCATAGCCGGAACACTATTTGTTTCTGTTGTCGGCATGTGTGCCACAGGGGTCACATGGATATCATCTACACTGATTGGTGTTGATAAGAGCGTGGCTGTCATGGCTGTAAAGATCGATGACAACAGTCAGAAGATCGATGAGCTACACGATATGCTGAAACCAATGTGGGAAGAGTTCACAGGAAGGAGCTATGATGACAATCTCGCGGGCTTCCATGCAGCAACAGTTAAAGGGGAATAAGATGAAGAAGAAAGGCAAAGGCCCAGCTAGGCCAAAGTCAATAAGAGAGTCTTTAAAGGATGCGTATCAAAGCAATCTAAAGGAAGAGAATTTTCTGGCCCCTGAAAGGTTTGATCCTAAAAGTGGCATTCCAGTTAAGGGCAGTAAGGTTCGCAAGAAAAGAGCCTACAACAGGACTATAAAAGAAAACCCAAAGGCTGTTGCAAGAGTTAACAAGCGGGCGCAGCAAAACAAAAATGTTGGCGGTTTCCTAGAGACATTCTCTCCGGCTTACAGCATTGCTAAGGGCAAAGGGCCGATATCGGAAATGGCCTCAAAGATCCCCGGTTTGGGTCTTGCGGGCATGGTTGGTAAGTTGGCCAAGAAGCAGAGAAAGAAGGCCGGATCAGACGCAATGAAGGCAGAGGGCATGGCCGGAGCCGACAGGATGTCTGGTGGCGGCAAGGTGGTGAAGTCAAAGCGCACACGCTCTATTGACGGCATTGCCACAAGAGGAAAGACCCGTGGCTCCCAGCGGTAAGCGCAACTACAGGTCTGAGTATAAGAACTACCAGTCCGCCACGAGTCAGAAGAAGGCTAGGGCTGGAAGAAATACGGCAAGGCGGAAGATGACGGCTGCCGGTAAAGTAAGAAAGGGTGACGGCAAGGATGTCGCCCATAGGAACGGAAACCCTAGGGACAACAGGAAGTCTAATCTGAAGGTTGTCTCTGCTTCTAAGAACAGGTCTTTTAAGCGGACAAGAACCGCAGGTAAGACAAACAGAAGAGCATAGGAGGTTCTGATGAGGGCAGCAAAGATGCTCTGTAAAAAGAAAAAGCCTATAGCCATGAACCATGGCGGCATTGCGAAGAAAAAAGTAGATGGTGTGGTGAAGGGGCTAAAGAAGGCCTCAAAGCTACATGCCAAACAAGCAAAAACTTTGAAGACATTGAAGTTTAGTAAGGGTGGCAAAACAAAGTCGAGGGTAAATGAGGCTGGCAACTACACCAAACCGGGCCTGCGTAAGCGGATCTTTAACAGGATCAAGGCTGGCGGAAAGGGCGGCGCTCCGGGTCAGTGGTCAGCGAGAAAGGCGCAAATGATGGCGTCTGCCTATAAAAAGGCAGGGGGAGGATACAAGGATTAGATATGAAGCATGCCTTTCTTCTCTTCGTTTTCTTGGGCGTTGGGGAGAATAAGCAGCTTGTTAGCAATGATATGTATTTTGCGAATGTAAACGACTGTGTTTATTTCGCACAAAAGCTACACAAACAGGGAGAGAGAATAACTTCGTATTGTCTGCCGAAGTTGGTGGATGAGGATATAAGGCTTTACTGATGGATCCAGTATCTGCAATGGCAACCGCATCTGCGGCTTTTTCAGCCCTCAAGAAGGGCTTTGCTATTGGTCGCGATATTGAGTCCATGGCAAGCGATCTATCAAGGTGGATGGGTGCGCTTTCCGACCTAGATCAGGCCGAAAAAGAGGCCAAAAACCCCCCTATATTTAAGAAGCTGTTTGCCGGGAAGAGTGTAGAGCAAGAGGCCGTAGAGGCCTTTGCCGCTAAGAAAAAGGCACAACAGCAGCGTTATGAGCTACAGCAATGGATTAGCCTTACCATGGGCAAATCCAAGTGGGATGAGCTTGTGCGCATGGAGGGGTCAATCCGAAAAAGACGCCAAGAAACTCTTTACAGGCAAAGAGAGCGGAGGCGAAAGTTTGTAGAGATTGTGGCTTGGACCGTGATGATAGGCGTTGGTCTAGCGGTTTTGACGGGCTTCGTATTGTTGTTAAAGTCTCATACCGCACGTGCAGATCAAATGGTTACATGCCGCAAAGTAAAGTGTGAGAAGCTAGACAATAGACGGTTAGTCTGCGTATTTAGAGGGGCCAACAACACTATTGAGTCGCAGTTTTTTGAGTATCTGGATTTTGTGCCTAACGAGTATCAGTGCAAATATGATCCAAATGCGAAAAAAGATGTTACTATACAGGAGACTCTAAAAGAAATACGGAAGTCGAGGGACTGATGCCTCTAAAGAAATCACAGAGAAGTCTAAAGTCTTGGACGAAACAGAAGTGGAGGACAAAGAGTGGGAAGCCGTCCACACAGGGTCCGAAAGCTACCGGGGAAAGATATCTACCGGCTAGTGCCATCAAGTCACTTTCGTCGAAGGAGTATGCGGCAACGACTAGGGCAAAGCGGAAAGCTAAGAAAGCAGGGAAGCAATTCTCAAAACAGCCCAAAAAGATTGCCGCAAAGACCAGAGCGCACAGGAGAACTAGCTAATGTCAGTAGTGACGCCTGATCTTCCAGAAATATTTGAAGAGGCCTTTGAGAGGGCCGGTCTTCAAATGACTACGGGATACGATCTAAAGACGGCCCGAAGAAGCCTCAACTTATTAACATTGGAGTGGCAGAACCGTGGACTTAATCTCTGGACTATTGAGTCTGGTACGCAGGCTCTCACAGCGGGGACAGCAACTTACACGCTTCCTACAGACACAATCGACCTTATTGAACATCAAATTAGAACTGGCACTGGAACGTCTCAAGTCGATACCAATGTCAGTCGTATCAGCGTTTCGACGTATGCTAAACAAAGTTCAAAAAATACTCAGGGACGCCCTAATCAAATTTATGTAGATCGACAGGCAACACAGGTAAATTTCACTCTATGGCCTGTGCCTGATTTGAGTACCTATACCCTTTTCTATTATAGGCTGAAGGGAATATCAGGGGTGTCCTCTGGTATTGGGACTACAGCAGACATGCCGCCAAGGTTTGTGCCTTGTCTAGCGGCTGGATTGGCTTATTACATTGCAATGAAGAAGCCTGAAGTGGCGGGCCGTGTGGCACCGCTTAAACAAGAGTATGAGTTTCAGTTTGAGTTAGCAGCAAACGAAGACACAGACTCATCATCGATCAAGTTCGTGCCATACAACACGTTTTTCACAGGAGGTTAAAATGGCAATGAAGAAAAAGGGTATGAAAAAGGGCGGCCCTATGAAAAAGAAGGGTATGCGTCGTGGCGGGGCCATGAAGAAAAAAGGTATGCGCCGTGGTGGCGCTATGAAGTCAAAGGGCATGACAAAGGGCGGCAAGCTCAAAATGGTCACCAATTCCAAGGGCCAAAAGGTTCCGTTTTTTGCTGCTGACGGCAAGGGTAAAATGGCTGGTGGTGGCCGTATGAAGAAGAAGGGTATGGCCGGTGGCGGTGCCATGAAGAAAAAGGGGATGAAGAAGGGCGGCATGATGAAGAAGGGATATGCCAAGGGCGGATCTGTAAAGGTCAAGTCTGGTGATACCCTGTCTCAGATTGCAAAGTCCAGAGGCATGACCGTCAAAGCATTGCTTGACGCAAATCCCGGCATCAAGAACGCCAACATGATCCGCGTTGGGCAGAGCATCAAGATTCCGGGTGCCGCTGCTGGCGCTAAGTCAAAAAATCCATTCAAGGGCATGACGAAGACCCAGATGGCCATGCTCGGCTCTAAGGATAAGGGCAAACAGAGGGCCGCTACACGGGGTGCTAGGGCGCAAACAGCGACAACTCCAAGCAATGCAGCCAAGGTAATGAAGTCGAAAGATGGATCTAAGACAGCAATCGAGAAAGCTCGTGCGCGTCGTGCGGCGGCTAAGAAGGCACCGCCGAAGAAGACGGCTCCAAAACCAACGAGGAAGCCGAGCATGTTCCAGAGAGTTGTGTCTGCTGTGAAGCCCAATCGTCCCGGCTCGGCTAAAATGGCCGGTGGCGGAATGATGAAGAAGAAAGGCATGAAAAAAGGCGGAGCCATGAAGTCAAAGGCAATGTCTAAAGGCGGAGCCATGAAGTCAAAGGCAATGTCTAAAGGCGGGGCCATGAAAAAGAAGGGGATGAAAAAAGGCGGAGCCATGAAGAGGTCAAAGGGCGGAACCGTTCGCGGTGCAGGCGCGGCGATCAGGGGTAAGCGTTTTGGCAGGGCTGGCTAAAGTTACAGGTAACTTTGTTTGGTTATGACCACAGCTAGAGGCAAATACGCATTTGGTTTTTGCGACAGGACAGGGTTCAGATATCCTCTGGATCAGCTTGTTGACGAGTATCAGAATGGAGTCAAGACCGGCCTCAAGGTTGGCTTTGATGTTGTCGATCCTGATCACCCTCAGAACTTTCTGGGAAGGGTCAGGGTCGATGACCCTCAATCATTGAGGGAGCCAAGGCCAGACAGAGATGAGCCTGAGTCGATATCACTATTAGGAAGCGATCCCTTCACAACAGGATCATCAGGATCTAGTGTCATAACCGTGAAAGAAGTCAATCACGGTAGAAGCACATCAGATACCGTTAGGTTTAGGGGTGTTGATAATTTTGATGGCATAACGAAAGCAGTTGTCGAGCTATCGTCTGGCTATTCCATAACAAAGGTGGATTCTGATACTTATACATTCACCGTTAGTGATACGGCAAACATTGGCAACAAGAGCGGGGGTGGCGGTATAGCAAGCGCAGGTCCCGTTACGCCGTTAGCATAAGAGGGGCAAATGTCTTTTACTTTCGCTCAACTAAAAACAGCCATACAAGATTTCACCGAGAACGCAGAAACGACCTTTGTGACTAATCTTCCGACGTTCATTCGTGCAGCGGAAGACAGAATATTCTACATGGTGGATCTGGAATATTTCCGCAAAAACGCCACGAGTGCCGTTAGCCAGAACGATCCATTTTTATCTCTGCCCACAGATTTTTTGGCATCTTTCTCTCTTTCTATAACAAACAGTAGCTCCAAGGAGTTTCTGCTTCCGAAAGACGTTAACTTCATTCAAGAGGCTCACACAAACTCTGCGACCACTGGCACCCCCAGATACTACGCTAGATTTGATGTCGATAATCTGATTCTAGGGCCAACGCCAGATAGCAACTACACATGTGAGTTCCATTATTTTTACAGGCCCACATCTCTGACCGCAGGAGCAGATAGCGGCACAACTTGGCTGAGTACAAACGCTCCAAATGCCTTGCTTTACGGCTCATTGTACGAGGCGTATATTTACATGAAGGGTGAGCCGGATATGCTTCAGTTGTACGAAAAACAATTTACTGAGGCGCTGTCGAGACTAAAAGACTTGGGAGAGGCAAGGGAAAACACTGATGCGTACAGGCAGGGTTTGCCTACTATGCCTCGCACATAAGGAGTAGGAGATGGCTACATCCAACGCAGCAACAAACTACCTAGAGCGGAGATTGTTGCATTTCATATTTAAGAACAACTCGTTGAGTTTCTCCTCGCCGGGTGACAGCATCTATGTCGGACTGGCGAC